TAGAAGTGAAGACCTCAGAACCTCTCTTCATCCTACCATCTAAGGAGTCTGATGAGTAAAAGAGCAAGTAAAGCAGACTATCCAGATAAGGTAGAGTGGAGGATACCTTTGAGGGGAGAAATGGGAGACTGGTATCCCATCATACGAGTAGGACGACACATACCCTTTGGCTATAAGCAAGACGAGGATGATCCAGATCTTCTTATTCCAATTCCAGAAGAACTAGAACTTCTAGAAAAAGCAAAACTCTTTCTTAACGAGTACAGTGTAAGGCAAGTAGCCATGTGGCTATCCAAGCAGTCTGGTAGAAAGATCTCACATGTAGGGTTATATAAACGTGTCCGAATCGAAGAAAAAAGGCGTAGGTCGTCCAACAACTCTAGGCAATATGCCAGGAGGTACAAAGAGGCGGCAACCAAAGCGGAGAAAATCGAAAAGCAACGTATCGGAGGTAGAGCCACAAGAACTATTGAAGGACAACAAAACTGGGAAGACGTTAACCCTTGGGTCAAAGAAAACCCCAGCGACAGTTAAACCAGCGCCTTTTGATATTGAAGCTGCACAAGATATTATCTTTCAACCTAACGTAGGTCCACAGACTAGATTTCTAAGTGCTACTGAACAAGAAGTTTTATATGGCGGTGCAGCGGGTGGTGGAAAGAGCTATAGTCTAGTTGCTGACCCTGTTCGTTATCTAAATAATCCCAATGCTAGTATGCTTCTAGTTCGTCGTAGTACTGAAGAACTAAGAGAACTTATTTCGGTATCTAAACAACTTTATCCTAGAGCAATACCTGGTATTAAATTTATGGAAAGGGACAAGACATGGATAGCACCAAGTGGCGCTACGCTTTGGATGTCCTACCTAGACCGTGACGATGATGTTATGAGATACCAAGGTCAGGCCTTTAATTGGATTGGCTTTGATGAGTTGACGCAGTGGGACTCAAGTTACGCTTGGACATATATGCGCTCAAGGTTACGTACTACCAAAGCATCAGGGTTACCTCTTTACATGAGAGCAACAAGTAATCCAGGTGGACCAGGACACCAATGGGTTAAACGTACTTTTATTGATCCATCTGAGCCAGGACAATCGTATTGGGCTACAGATCCAGAAGGTGAAGTAATTCGTTGGCCTAAAGGACACACCAGAGAGGGGGAACCACTCTTTAAAAGAAAGTTTATTCCTGCTACTTTGTTTGATAACCCATATCTTTCAGACGATGGTATGTACGAAGCTAACCTACTTTCTCTTCCTGAGCACCAAAAACGACAACTACTTGAAGGTGACTGGGATATTAATGAGGGAGCAGCTTTCTCTGAGTTTAACAGGAAGATTCACGTAGTAGAACCCTATGACATACCTTCTAATTGGACTAGGTTTAGGGCATGTGACTACGGATACGGATCTTACACAGGAGTTGTTTGGATTGCTGTGGCACCAGATGAACAGTTAATTGTTTACAGGGAACTATATGTATCTAAAGTTTTAGCTACAGATTTAGCTGACACTATTTTAGAGCTTGAATCAGGAGAAAAGATAAGGTATGGTGTCCTTGATAGTTCTTTGTGGCACAAACGTGGTGACACAGGACCAAGCTTAGCAGAGACAATGGTTATGAAGGGATGCCACTGGCGTCCATCTGACAGATCAAAAGGTTCACGTGTTGCAGGTAAAAATGAAATACATAGACGATTACAGGTTGATGAGTTTACAGAAAACCCAAGGATAGTATTTTTTAGTAACTGCACTAATACAATAGCCCAGCTACCATCTATTCCTCTTGATAAGAATAATCCAGAAGACGTAGACACTAAAGCAGAAGACCACCTCTACGATGCTTTACGATACGGAGTTATGACAAGACCAAGAAGCAACCTGTTTGACTTTGATTCTACTGACCAAAGAACAGGATTTCAGGCAGCTGACCCTCAATTCGGATACTAGACTAAGGATCTACTATGGAAGAAGATGACATCTTAAACGAAGAAGTAAATATGGATGACTCAGAAGTGTCTTTTATTGAAGATTCTGAAGAGGGTTCAGGTACAGACGAACCTGTTGGTTCTATCTTACAATACGTTCAAAATCGTTTTTACAAAGCAGAAGAAGCAAGGTATGCTGAAGAGCAGCGTTGGATCAAAGCTTACAGAAACTACAGAGGTATATACGGACCAGACGTTAGTTTTACTTCAACTGAGAAGTCTAAGGTATTTGTTAAAGTAACTAAGACAAAAGTACTTGCTGCTTACGGTCAGATCGTAGAAGTTCTTTTTGGTGCCAACAAGTTTCCAATTAGTATTAATCCTACTGTACTTCCTGACGGTGTACTTGAAGCTGTCCATATTGAAACAGATGACAACATTAAAAAGATGGAGTCTGATAGTCAAGTAGACATACCTAAACTAGAACCAGGAGAAACATTACCTGACTTCCAAGAGCGTCTTGCTGGACTAAGAAGTAAACTTGAGCCTTTAGGTGATAAAATTAAAGAAGGTGAAGGAACTACTCCTACACAAATTAACTTCCATCCAGCTATGGTTGCAGCTAAGAAGATGGAAAAGAAAATACATGACCAACTAGAAGAGTCTAATGCACGTAAAGAACTACGTACAGCAGCTTTTGAGTGTGCATTGTTTGGTACAGGTATTATGAAGGGTCCGTTTGCAGTAGATAAAGAATACCCTAATTGGTCAGAAGAAGGTGAGTATGAACCTACAGTAAAAACTGTACCTAAGTGTTCTTCTGTTTCTATATGGAACTTTTATCCAGACCCTGACGCAATCAATATGGATGACGCAGAATACGTTGTTGAACGTCACAAGATGTCACGCACACAAATACGTGCACTTAAGCGCCGTCCATTCTTTCGTGAAAATGCTATTGATACAGCTGTGTCTATGGGTGAGTCCTACACTAAAGAGTGGTGGGAACAAATCATGGAAGATGAAGCTAACGACTCTAAGGCAGAACGCTATCAAGTACTTGAGTTCTGGGGTAACGTAGACGTATCTCTTCTTAAAGACCAGAATGTAGACGTTCCTCAAGAGTTAGACGAATACGATCAAGTGTCCGTAAACATTTGGACTTGTAATGGTCAGGTACTACGGCTTGTTCTAAATCCTTTTACGCCTTCTTACATACCTTACTACTCTGTTCCTTACGAGGTAAACCCATACAGTTTGTTTGGTGTAGGTATTGCTGAGAACATGGACGATACTCAGACCTTGATGAATGGCTTTATGAGAATGGCAGTAGACAATGCCGCATTGTCAGGTAACCTAATAATCGAGGTTGATGAGACCAACTTGGTCCCAGGCCAAGATCTATCAGTGTACCCAGGAAAAGTCTTTAGAAGACAGGGGGGTGCACCAGGACAAGCTATCTTCGGCACTAAGTTTCCCAATGTATCAAACGAAAATCTACAACTCTTCGACAAAGCTAGAGTACTTGCTGACGAAAGCACAGGCTTTCCTTCTTTCGCACACGGTCAGACAGGTGTGTCAGGTGTAGGACGTACAGCTTCTGGTATCTCCATGCTTATGTCTGCTGCCAACGGTAGTATTCGTAATGTAGTTAAGAACGTAGACGACTACTTACTTGGTCCTTTAGGTAAAGCCTTCTTTAACTTCAACATGCAGTTTGACTTTGACACAGAAATCAAAGGTGACCTAGAAGTTAAGGCTCAAGGTACTGAGTCCTTGATGGCTAACGAGGTAAGATCACAACGTTTAATGCAGTTCCTACAGGTTACACAGAACCCAGCACTAGCTCCGTTTGCTAAGATGGACTACGTTATGCGCGAGATTGCTAAGTCTATGGACCTAGATCCAGACAAGGTAGTCAACTCAATGGCTGACGCTAAACTACAAGCAGAGTTGTTTAAAGAGTTTAGAGAACAAAACCCAGAACCTGAAGCACCACAACAGGGTGCTCCAGCACAGGCAGGCCCACAGGGGGCACCAGCGGGTGCTCAGGTACAGGATACGTCTGGCGCTGGGGGAGGTACTATAGGTACTGGAACAGCCCCTCAGCCAGGAGAACAGGGCTTCTCAGGCAATACAGGTGAAGGTGCAGCATGAGTAACCTAAAGCCTTTAGTGAATGACAAACCTTTATGGGACTCTTTTCTTGAGGAGATGGATACTAGACTGGCTGAAACACACAGGGCTATGGAGCAGACAGATAATTCTAATTCCCTGTACCGTCTACAAGGTCAGGCTACAACTTTACGTAAACTAAAGCAGCTTAGGGAATATGTCAATGGCTGAAGAAGACCAATCTTTTTTAGATAGAATGCAAGAATACCTTTCTACTTTTGGTAATAGATCAGATGAAATAAAATCACAAGACGATCCAAAACTTGGTGTATATGCTGCTCCTTATATTAAACAAGATAA